CGCCGAACTATATTGTCACACTTGAATCCAAACTGGCGAAGAAGACTCCAATCAGGTTCAAGAACACGGGGATAAACAACTAAATTATCATCACCTTGGACAAGCATATGAACATGCTTTATAGCATAATGGATCCCACATTGCATAGAAATACAATAGAGATGCATCAAACCATTGATAATAGAGTTGAATAAGCTAGTAAAAGGATCGCCAGACTTCCTCGTTCCTGGCATAGAATACTTGATTCCTTTACTAGTATAACCATGTGTATTGATGTTGGCTCGCATAAGATCAAGCACGGCTCGACGTGCACCAAATCTCTTAGCTAACCAAACCTCCAATTCACATAGAGCTTCACATATAGAAGCATCGTACGATGAAACATCATTTTCGAATATTTTATATTCAGGGATGTTAACGTACTCTGCAGTGTCTCTAGCATTCGCACCGCTAGTAAACCAAACACAGAAATCCTGATTCCAGATTTTCTTAAATTCTGCCTGGATAGACATAAAAGCTGGCCCAACTAAAGCTATATACTCGGGAGTAGCACCTTGTATAAGTCTAGGAGGTTTATAAACCTCGCCAGCAGCCGAACGATAATTATTATTTTCTACCTTGACAAAAGCTTTCCTGGAGGAAAACTTGTAGAGTTCATTTCGGCTTAACACAGTATCGTGACCAATACCATCCTGTTGCAACTTGTCATAAGCCCGTCTAATAGTAGCTTTGACAGAAGGAGACGCATTAGAATTCATCAAATAATTCTCAATGCTAACTGGTCGCCTCTTCTTCATTCTCGGGAACAAATAAGAGTAATTTTGCTTCACCCATTGTATGAAACCTGCCATTTCATCCTCGTTAACAATGGGTGTTTGTTTCATGGCCCTAAGACACAACGACAAATATTCATTGCGCCCATTAGGTCCATAGGACGATGGAGTATAAATCGCCCTTTTAAATGCCGAATAATGAGAAGATTTATTGTGAAACCAATTAGGTTGCTCCGCCGGTAACCGGAGTTTACCTTTGGCGGGTGGTATTGATACCGAAGGACAAGTGGAAAAATCACTAACAATGAATTTCTCCCACTTGGGTGGATTAATCCACCTACCTAACCTGCTTAGCAAGCTAGACATAGTATCAAAAGGCCCGAGTGACAGCATAACCTGCTGCCCCCAAGCTTAATGTAGTCAGCACCGCACAGCCGACTTTACACCAAAATACCACACACTGGAATTTAGTCCAATAACTTCCAGTCACCAATCTCCCATTATCCATCATTCGTTGTTGCATTACTATATAAAATGCTACTACAGGCGACATATGCACAAAATGCGAATACGCCGTTGGTGGAATAGCAAATTCTCTCATCAGCTCCTTACATTTGCCGACACATAGTAAAAAAGTTTCATGCGTATGAGGTTTCCCTGCAAGAAAAGCCACCAGTCCTTCTACTAATAAAACTGGCAGTTCAATCTGCTCCTCATCCGAATGATATACGATACCAAACACCGAC